TAGTGACGAGCTTCTTCACATAGAGGTCGTTGAAATATTCGCGGCCCTCGCGGAAGAAACTGTCAATCTCAGCACATGAATTGAAATATAGCTGATCTGATGCCATAATATTTATTTTGTTAGAGTTTGATTTTTGTTTAGTTTAGTTATGCACTCCATGACAAATCCGAAGATAGCCAAAGCGAGTGCTTGGTTGTCTTCGGCTGGAGTCTACCCCGAATACCTTCTTGCGAAGGCTGTCCAGAAACAGATTTTCATGCGAGTTCTGCTACTCGCCAGCCAGAGTGCGGCTGAATCCCTAATTTTATCGTAAACGATAATTTCGGCTATCTCTTGTGCGCCACATTGCAATCGCCCATTTATTATGTCAAGCGATATTTTTAAAAAATATCAATATAAAAATGAAAAGGGGAGTGGAACAGAATCCACTCCCCTTCCAGCTTGCAAGAATGAAGGGTTTATGCGATCGCCCTATTTTGTGGAGAAAAGCGAGCCAGTTTACTGGCAAGCCCCTCGCTAATACTCATTCTTGGCTTCTGGGAATCTGTTGCACTTGGAGATGAAGAGATGCGTGACGATCCTTTCAGTTGTGAAATATACTCGTCTTTCTCTCTTACCATCTCTTGGTATGCTTTAAGTTGAGCTTGAAGTTTCTGATACGCTCGGCCTTGGTGGATCAAGCGGTTCATGTCTTCAACTGATGCCTGCTCACTACTCTGTTGAGTGGCTGCTAATGCGATAGCCTCATCGCGGGACAAGTCATACTTGATTCCCTTTTCTTTCATGTAATCGGAAACCGCATCTGGGATCGCAGTAGCGTTATCAATTTCCTGCTGGGTATTCTTATACCCTTCTTTCCATTGATTCAGATACTTGTTGCGCCCGTCTTGCTCGCGTTGCTTTGCGTTCTGAAGGATGTTTTGTTTAGTTTCCTCGAAGTTAACGAGGGCAGAATGGTGGTTGTTAGTTGCTTTGATGAAGCTGTTGACTTGCTCCGCGAATTGGTATTGCTTGAATTGCGAGAGCGAGTTCGTGATTTCCTCGAACGCTTGGTCTCGGTCTGTTTCTGCTGCCCGACGATCTTCTTCGGATGACGCATTGAAGATGGCGGCGTTTGCATTGACAGCACGGGAGAATGTTGAAAGAAGCGTTGGATCATTCCCCAGCAACTGCCTCGCGCCATCATAAGTATTCTTGATGGGATCGAGGTAATTCTTTTTAAACTCAGGATTGCTTGCGATATCGTGGAAATCCAATTTTCCTCGCAATTCTTTGATCTGCTCAGATAGTTGTTGCTCAACGTCCAGTTTCTCTTGAATGGCTTTGTTGAGTTGTTCTTGATAGTGGTTGGTTTCTGCCGTCGATTTTGACTCGGATACCAGTCGCTCAAGTTCTTGGATTTTTGTTTCAAACTTGGGGACTTCTTCCTTTTTGTATTTCTCAAGTTCTTCTTTGAGCTTGCGGTTCTCTTCGATTTGTCGCTCAACGAATCCTTTTTTCTTACCTGTTCGGTCAGATGTGATTTCAGCTTCGGTGACTCCGGTTGGTTCTTCGGGTGGTTCTTCTTCATTGTATTTAGGTATTCCAAGACTTGGGTCACCGACATTGGTAGCACTAGGCTTGCCATCGTCAGCTTGTTGTTTGCTGAACTTCTTGAGGAAGTCAGATGTATTGCCTTTAATCGGAACTTGAGGTTTTGATTTCAGTTCTGCGATTACTTCTGCTGTGTTGTCGGTGTCTGCCATAAATTAGATTTCGTCAAGGTCTGGATCAATCGTGCTTTCTTTAAGTTCTTTAGTTCTTGAAGAAGACTTGGTTTTTTTGAATGCTCCTTGTTCCTCTGTTCCAATAGCATCAATAGCTTTGATTGCATGGATAAGTGTGGTTACTCCTTCTGGTGGGTTTACGTTAAGCAACAGGTATGCCTGTAGCTTGTTCCAATCTTCGTGTGCTGTTATTGCCGCGCATAGGGATTTTACTTTTTCTGTTGTCATTCTTTTGGTAGTTGTGATTTTAGCCAATCTGCCCACTTTTGCTGCATTGGTGTTATCGTTCCGACAGATTCATCTCCGGTAATGATACGAGCCAGTATGCTTTGCTTGAGCGGGGTTTTATCTGCAATCTTTCCATATTGAGTTCCAGCAAATGCCTTCTCTTGTTCTGGAGTTAGATTGAATTTTGGTATGATGTTTTTCTCATCAATGAAATGTCTGATAGCTTCATTCTTTGCTACCGCCATTTTTTGATCTTCATTTAATTTGCTAAATGGATTTAGAACAATAGAACGCGGAGTGTCTTTTGGAGATTCGTTCTTGCCCACTCCCCATTGCATTCCTGTTGTTTCTGGATTCTCTTTGAACCATTGAAGTAGTTCCTCGTCTGGTTCAACGATTGGATATCCAAGAACTGATTTTGTTACTTTCCTCGGCTCTTTAGGAGATTCGTCTGGTTGTGCAAAAAACGGAAGCCCTTGTGATTCCCTTTGTTTTGCAAACTCAACTGCTTTCCGTGTAATAGATTTATTTAAATCTGGATTTACAGAATTTAATTTATCTGCTGGATTAGAAAGAAGATATTTCAATTCATTGTCATCAAGCGTTGGAACCATCGTGGGGATAAGTTTTTCTCCTGTTCCCCAATCAATTCCAATAGACAACTCTGTAGAAGAATCTTTAGGATTATCAAGTCTTGGAATTGCACCAAGAAATCCCATTCCTTTTACTGTATTATCTGGCCGAAGATTGTTTGCGTTCATAGCGTTGCTGGCGGTGGTTCTTCTACTTCCATCTCAACTTCTTCAGTTCCTTCTGGAGTCTCTACCTCTTCGGTTTCCATCTCCTCTGGCTCTTCGATTTCTACCTCTTCTTCCATTGGCTCTCCTTGCTCTGCCACCATCTTTGCTTTCGCCTTCTGAATCTCGGCGCGAGCCTTGGCTTTCTGGAGTGCGAGTTGAGTGATACCTTGTTCCTTGCGCTGCTCGGTGCGTTGAGCGTGGCTGATCGCCGCTTTGCCAACAGAGATGTCGGCCAGCTTCTTCTTGGTGTCGATCTCGATAGCGGACTTGGCAGTAAGGTATTGAAGTTTGACTTCTTCCTCGGAGCTTGGCTGTCCTTGTTGAGCTTCGGCTTGTGCCATTTCTTGGTAAACCGCAGCGATTTCGTCTGCCGCACCTTGGGCTTCTTGCATCCCTTGCATGAACTGCTTGAGGAAATCTTTCTTGGATTCATCTTTCTGAATGAATCCAACGTGAGCCATAATATGACCGCCTTTGAATTGAATCGAACGAATTACCTTTGCAAGCTCTTTGACATCTGCCTGACCGCCTTGGATGGCTTGCATATTCGTTTGAATCTGGATCATCATGTCTTGCAGATGACCAGTGACGTGTTCGATATGTGGATCAGTTGGTAGGACAGGGAAGTTGGCCGGGTTAACAAATGTATCGGTCATGCCCGAATTCTCAAATCCAATAACTCGGATCGTGTCATCAATCTTTGTTGGTTTTGTATTTCGATAGCGGGTAACATTGTCTCGTCCAGAGAGTGCCGCGATTGCGTCTTTAACTGCGTTCTCTTGACCTTCGTTTGCTGGAGTGATTGCTGTGATCTGCAATAGCTTCTCGGCGGTGATGAGTTTGAACGATGGGCTACCTGCACCATTGATCAAGTTGGAACGGATGCTTGTAATGTTCTTGTATGCCGCCGCTTCTTTCGGGGTTCCAAGCTCCTCAAGAATCTCGTAGAACTTCTTCACATACTCATATCCATCATCGCTGGACTTGGAGTTTACAAAGCGTTTGTAGAGTTGTTTGAAGTAAAGAGTTTGGCACTCGTTGAATCGGCGGATTTGCGTTCCAGAGAGTTTAGCTGATTCAGCCGCATCTAACTCTGCTTCGCCTTTCGTGCGTTGCTTTCCTCCAGAGGTAGGAGCGTTGATGCGATACTGCCCCATGCCCCTATACATATCTCCCATGAAGAATTGCATGAATCCCATGCTCTCTGCTACTGGAAGTTGGAAGCGGTTCTGAATAAACTTAGCCCCATCTGGCATGACGCTGATTGGCAACCATTCCATCTGCTTCAACATCTTGGTTGAGTCTGGGCCTTGACCTTCGATCATCAACATGGAGTTGAGTCGAACGGCATCAACGAGACTGTTCATTGTGAAGTCATACTGACGGCAGGCTACGAATGCAGACTCAGCTTGGCTCTTGATGTCTTGGAAGAGTCCGCTACCAACCGAGTCGGTCAGCATATACATGATTTCATCCCAAGAATTAAAAAGTCCAACCTTCAGCATCATAAACCCGTGTTGGGTTCTGATGTCATCTTCGCTGATCTTTCCTCCACCCTTTACATTGGAGTTAATGTAGTCAGCGATTGGTTGGTAGTCTTGAAGGATGATCGCCTTACTGATCTTTCCGTCGAACTCCCTCCAGTATACTTCGTAGAGGTCGATCTTCTGGTTCACAGAAAGTGACCAGTTAAACCCTGCTTCGCTGATCGTGCGGAAGAAATCCTCGCGGGTCTTGCGGTGGTTTGTAAATGCGCGGTGGAATCGGATAGCATCAATAGCCGCATCAACATTCCAGCCCATTGCTTCTGCCGCCGCACGATTCTCAATCTTCTTGTAGAGTTCGTATGGTGTTAGACGGACACGTCGGACAAACTCCTCAAGGTTGCAGAAGTCGATCCTAATGTCGTCTGGAAAGAGAAGGTCGGATAGGAAGACGTGTTCTGGCATCCATCCAAGTGGGCTATCCCACATTCCGATTCCCTTTCCATACAGAAGCATCTCTTCAAGGTCTTGCTCTGTGTTGTATAGGTATCCGGGCCACTCTCGAATTGCTTGGTCAAATGCGGTGGAAATGTTTTCGGAGTTAACGAGTCGTTCTTTTTCGTTTCCGAATTTTGTTTTGATAGTGCAACACGCCTGACGTTCCGTAATTACATCGTAGTAACTGGACTTCTGGTTATCAACGATGAATCCAAGCTGTCCGTAGTTTACATCAGACTGCCAAGGAAGGCGTTTCTCCGCGAGTTTGCTGTAGCCTGTAGGAGGAAACATTTTGTATGCCTTATAGATACGCAAGCGTTTATTCTCGCGCCCGATGTTTGCCAGCCTCAAGTGGTTAGCAATGTTCCAAGCATGATTAGCGTTGGAGATTCGTGTTTCTGGTGGCTTGCCATCTAGATCGAGAGTGGCAAGTGAGAAGTTGTCTTGGCCGATGGATAACATAATTTTTATCGTTTACGATAACGAGTTAAGAGCATTCCTTCTACGATTGCAAGAAGAACATCCGCGAGCTTTATGCTCTAGTTTAGTTCCAAGAACTTTGTCTGCGGTTGCCGCAACTGTGTGAATAGCCTGCGCGATCTTGTCTCCTAGACCATCGCTATACCAGCAACGATCACTTGGCTGACGCTGGCAGATTTGATCCTCGACCATTTGTTCGATATTTGCAGGAACTTGAATGCCATTAGAATTGTAATCCTTCTGGATATTCTGCATTAGACTACTCCAAGTGCTTCCGTAAACAATCGCTGGGAACGTGAGCTTATCACGCTTAATCTCATACTTCCAGTAAAAGCCCCCAACAGGTGCGAGATTTTTGTTTTTCAGTTTCATCTTGCCTTTGCACGGAAAATATATTTTCTTATTGATATGTCAAGAGCTTTTTCTTCAAACAAGGGAATTCGTAAATACGGCATTCAGTTTCCAGAACACATGGATGATCTTGGTATTGAGTTGTATTGCTACGCTATTAGTAGAGGAGAGTATGGGAAAGAGTATTGCACTAAACATAATATCAATATCGGTGACTTTAAATTATTATCTCCACACGAACACTTCATCAACGCTGTTAAACTACAATGGCCGACTGAAGTTTCTATCTACAATCGTGGATATACCAATACCCAGTTATTGAGGACGCTTGAGGAGCTTTGCAATAATACAGATATATGTTTAGCCGGGGCTGCTTCTATGGGTAAATCTTTTCCTGTTGGATTATGGGTCTATCTTGATTGGTGCGCCGCCCCGCACTGCACTTCTTCTTGGGTTGCTACTACAACTCTCGGTGCTTCCGAAGATCGTATCTGGGGTATCATCTCTAAGTTATGGAAGTGTGCCGCCGTTCAGTTTGGTAAGCTCATTGATTATCGCCACATGATTGTCTGGGGTGGCGCGTCCAACGATGAGGATAAGGACTACCGAAATGCTATCAAGGCTCTAGCTTTCCAATCAGGTAACGAGGGCCAGAAGGCTATTGATACCACCCGTGGTCGTAAGAATGACCGGATTAGGTTAGCCCTTGATGAGTTGCCAGAAATGGAACTAGGCGCAATTACCGCAAAGGTTAACTTATCCGCTAACAATGATGTGACGTTTATAGGTATCGGAAACCCATCTGCTGGAGACAATCCTCACACTCGTTGGGCAATGCCTAAAGATTGTTCTAACTTTGATTCTGTTAATCCAGAGATGGACAAGTGGGAAACTGGAACTGGCGTATGCTTGTTTTACAATGGTATGCGCTCTCCTAACTTCGCTGCTCCTGCGAGTGAACCATCTCCATTTCCGTTTCTCATGGATCGGAAGAAACAAGAGATCATGCTTAAACAATGTTACGGAGACGAGAATGCTATCGACTATGTTCGTAACGCTATTGGCTGGTGGCCGAAGTCTGGATTCGCTCAAACAATTCTCACCTCCGATCTGATCCGTAATGCTAATACCAACGAAGAACCACTATGGGATTCTGAAGGATTCACCAAAGTAGCTGGATTCGATACCGCGTTTACAGTTGGTGGAGACCGATGCGTTCTGACTATTGCCAAGCTAGGATATGTTCGTGGGACTCGCAATCGTGTCATGTATCTGGAAAGTCAGAAGATCATTCAGTTGTCTGCAAATGCCGCTGCCGAGTTTGAAATCCAGCTTGCTACTGAAGTTGTTAATTATTGTAGGTCGGCTGGAGTAAAACCATCCAACTTCGGAATGGACGTTTCCGGTGATGGTGGACGAGTCGGGCAGGCTATTATTCGTGAGTGGCTACGATTTGACTCTACAGGCTCTGCAATTGCACTCATCTCTTCTATGGGTAAACCTACCGAGCGTATCGCCGCCGAGGTTGATAAACGCCCGTGTAAGGATGTTTATGATAGGTTGGTGTCTGAATATTGGTATTCAGCCTATCATGGATTCAAGAGTCGGGTTCTCTATGGTGTAGATGGTGGCTCTGATCTTGCGCGGGAACTTTGCCTTCGCCGATACACGATTAAGTCCAAGAAGATTTCTGTAGAGACCAAAGATGACTTTAAGGGAAGAACTGGGTTCTCGCCCGACTTGGCTGATAGCTATCTTTACTGCCTAGAGATGGCCCGGAGGTATGGACTCGTATTTATCGGAAACGATAAAGCAGTTCCAACTAACCGATTCTGGGCGCGAGAAGAAAAGCCAGTTGAAGTGTTCTCTGATGACGATGCATACTCATCAGATGATAATGGAGATTGGTAGTGCAGGAACGGGTATGCATCCCCTTTTCAGATGTGGGCTTTCGGGAGTCTAGGATGCTCATGCACCGCCCATCCCGCCATGTTCCTTCACGCCGCATGGACGGAGAGGGATTACGCTGGCCGTAAATTAAACACCTGCCTGCAAAATTGTTTTAATCCATGATTCCTTCAAGTTCCAGCATATTCGCTACCTCTTCTGGAACTACGATGCGAATCATCTTTTCTCCGTAAAGGTTTCCTAGATTCTCCTTGAGTCGGATGTCCTTTTTAGGAACCCAGCATTGGTTGAACTTCTGCTGGAAAAGAATCTTATACTGATTCTCGCTTACTTCAGTTCCCTCGCAGATTACGCGAGGCTCAAACGTTTTATTTGTAGTCATAGATTATGTAACCATTCTCTCTTGCCCACCCTACTTCGTGGTGGCACTTGTTGTGGCACGGACGGCAAAGAGCCATGAAAGTGGACTTCTCGCACAGGAACTTCCCTCTACCTTTTTTGTGGTGCAGGTCGCTGGCGGCTTGGTTGCAGATTTCACACTGGTAGTTTTTTTCTTCAAAGTATTCTGCTTTGGCTTTTTCATATTCAGCATTCTTTACTCTCCGAGTGGTTGATACTGATCTAAGTTTTCCACTTCGCTTTTTGAATCCTGTTTTTGCCTGTAGGGGCGTTTTTCTTTGTAGCATAATCCAATTACTTTATCTACCTGTTCTTTCTTTAAAATACTTTTCGAGTTTACTTCAATCTGGTTGATCAGTGAGCCAGTAACCCCGATCCTTTCTCCCAGTTCCCTGACAGTCATGTTCAGCTTCTTTCGAGTCTCGCGTAACTGCTGGGCGAAAGTCCTCCGTCCAATAGAACGAACAGTGCGTGATTGCTCGTAAGCCATCATGC